GTTAGGTGTGCTAGGGTCTCCAGCCACTACTAAATGCTGGTCATGTATTGTACAGAACTTAGCTTTAGTAGAACCACTAATAGTTATTTGACTTGCAAAAAAAGTTCTAGCAGTTACATCTGCACTTGTCCCAGTCATTTTAAATAGAAAAGGTTTATTATTACCACTCTTATCTGTTATGATTACTTCACCAAAATCAGACGCACCTTCAAAAACAGCAAACTCACACTGGTCTACACCTGTTAAAGATAGTTCTCCTCTACCACTAAAGGTAGAAAAGTTATCTCCACCTGATGCAACACTTTCTTTATTTAACTGTAACCAAGTGCTTTCTCCATCTTGACTAAAAAATACATCGTTACCTGCTACAGCTATTACACCATCTGCATATACTAATAAACCTTCTATATCTTCTGAAGAGTTAGGTAACGTATCTCCAAACAAACTAAATCCATTTATTCTTCTGTAAGTACCTTCATCAGATACTTCAAAGTTTCTTAACTTAGTAGCTACTCCCGGTGTTTTCAATAACGCTGAAGAGTTAGTAGACTTAACAAGTCCACCTACTAAAGCTACTGAAAATGGTTGAGATGCTGACATTTAGAAATAAGTCCTATCGTCTGTCATATATTTAGGAGTAGGATTAATTAAATTAGATTTCATAATTCTCATATTCTTTTTATATTCGTCAAGTGCAAAAGCTGCTTGTTGAATATTTTCTTTAAATTGGTGCACGTAATATCTTGTTCGTGCTGTTATAACATTACTGTATTGTTCTGGTAAAACAATAGTATCATCGTGAGCTGATAAAGATACAGGCTTTTCAAAAGCATAAAAATGTACGTTATATACTTTATCTGGTATTGGACTTAATCCAAACTTTCTATGGTCTGGACTTTTAATAACATATACAGGTTCTCCATGAGAAGCATCTGAACCTTCTGCATCATCAGAGTTTTCACCATCTCTATAATATCTTTTCCAGTCTGCAAGTGTTAGAAATTTTAAACCTCTAGAAACAAAGGGAGTTGTTTCTCCACTTACGTTTATTGTTGTTAAATAAAAATCATCCCAGTCTACTGATGAGTAATCAGTTGTTATATTAGAACTACCTGATTTAAGAGTATACCATCTAGTTCCTGCTACTGATGCAACAGTTACATTTCCATAGAAAGGGTCTGTTCCTCCACTAGCTCCTGCTGAAAAAAAAGGTAGTTGTGGTTCTTCATTAGCTATATCAAATATAGATTTATTAAGTGAATCTTTTACAAATGCTTGTATACCTGTAGCAGTACTAAAAGTTACAGAAGTCATAACAACTTCGTTTAGTTCTCTTAATACTTCATTTGTTAAACCTAAATATGTTGTAGCCATTACTTTTTACCTTTAGCTTTTATGGTTGCTTTTTTACTTAAATCTTTTAGGTGAAATAATTTTACACTTGTTTTAGTGTGTGTTTTATTTGTATGTAAAGTACCATCAGACATCTTGTGAGAACTACCTTTGTATTCAGTTCCGTCTCTTTTATAATGTTTTACGCCTTTCATAATTAGTTAGGCATACACTTAGGCATATCACCAGACTTATATTCAGGTTGAGCTTTTCCACCTTTATTGTACATCATACGCCCACCTTTCATCATTTTCTTTTTAGGCATTCCGCCATCCATTTTTTTATTTCTTTTCATTCCGTACATATTTATCTCCTTTTTAAATTAGGTGGAGGAATCCTTAAACTCCTCCGATTTGGTATCAGTTAATACCTTAGACTATATTACTAACCCGCTTGAGTTGTTGTAATTGCGTCTTGAACTTTACACTGTCCGTTGACATACCAGTTAGTACCATCACACCATACATGAACAAAATCTCCATGTAATGCTTTGTTAGCTACTAATGAAATAGTATCTGCGTCTTCAACAAACGCTACACTTCCTGCTGCATCTTCTGCTGAAGATATGCTACCTACAATAATATTAGCACTTGATGTTGTTACTATTGTATGTGTGCCTGTAGGAACTGTTGCTCCAACATAAAACCAATACTCTAATCCTGCTGCTGGGAGAGGAAGAGTTGATACTTTTGCTGCTGCTACATTCATTACAAAACGAGTGCCTGACTCTGCTGCTGTAATTACATTAGTTGCAACTACTGCTTCAGTGTCTGAAGGTTTTTGAATTTTCTCAGCTAATACACGAACATCTACTGTTCTTGCTGAGTTACGTCCAGTATCCCTTATATTTTCTATTGTCATATTATTTACTCCTGTAAAATTTATGTGTTAAAAAAGAAAAGGGAGGCTTTTACACCTCCCGAATCTATTTAGTCAATACCGTAGAATGCACTTACTAAAGCTTCATCTCTAAGTACTTTCGCACCATAGACATGTAAGCCTCTAACTATGTCACCAAACGATGTTGGGTCTCTCAACACTTCTGTTGAAAGAATAGTGTTAGCAGTTGCAGTTGAAGACATGTGACCAGCCATACATTTACCAGCAGCATTAGATGTTGCAGCAATGTTGTTTGACTTGTACATATCAAATCCACGTAATTTTCCACTTGATACTAATCCATTTCTAATAGAACCTTGTCCACCATTATAGTCGACAGATAGTAATTTAGAACTAGATTGTCCTAGAACTTCATAAAAGTCAGGACTTGCAACAAACCAACGACCTTCTTCAGGTACGTTCTGTTCGTCTAATAGTCTTGCCATTCTACCCATAATATCTAATGGGTCATGTTCACTAGAACCAAAACCAATATCTAGGTTTCCTGTTCCGTCTAAAGTTCCTGCTGCTAAATCAACAGCACTGTCAGAACCTAAAACGTGATTAGGTGAGGCAGCTGAACAACCAGCAAACATAGTTTCTAATACAGCAGCGTCATATGAATCTTTTAATGCATAAGCAGCTGATGAAGAAGCAATTTCTTTGAAGTTGACATGTGACATATTACTTTCAATATCATCTACGATGAATTTAAAAGCTTTAGCACTATCAACAACCAATGAAATTTCTTGGTCTGTTAGTCTAGTTTCAGTTGTGTCGCTATTTCTTGTGTAATCTGACACTGAAATAACTGGTTCTTTTATAATTTTTACTGAGTCTCCGAAAGAGGATATCTCACCGGCATAGTCGGTGTTTGTGATAGCTTCTATTACTGAGGCTTTCCTAAAAAAGTTCATTACCTTTTTAGAATAAACCGAAGGTAAAAAGAAACTATTTGTTTGTCCACTTACAGAGTTGCCAAAGTTGGCGTTTGTATCAGTACTTGGTTCAAAAAATTGAGCCATGATAATTCTCCTTTAAGTTAAATAATTTATTTTGATATTAACCCGTTCTGCATAGCGTCTGATATCGCAACTTCGTGCTTATCAAATTCTTGTACAGACATGGCTTCTATCTCCTTTAATGACCAAACTTTCTGTTGGTTAGGTTCTACACTAGTTGTTTTAGTGGAAACCATATCAGCAGCAGAACGTTTGTTCGGTTTTTTAGAAGATGACTTAGCCGTAGATTCAATACCTAAATCTTTCTTAAACAAATCAAGGGCACGTGAAGCTAAACTGGCATCGTCATTATTTTCATATACCCAAGCTTGGATAGATGAATGTTGTTCCTTTGCCCATGTATGAAAGTCTTCGCTGTTTCTGATATCTTCAAAATCAGGGTGTCTTTCCATTAATGTCTTTTCTGCATCTTGTCGTATTAACTGAGTCTCGCGTTCTTGGAGTTTACTAAGGCGTTCTTCTAGAACTTTTGCTTTAGTCTCAGATTGCATATGAGCAACAGTTTCTACAACTTCATACACATCAGGATAGTTATTTTTAAACTCTTCTAGTTCTTCTGGAGATTTAGGAGCTTTATAGTCGGTTCTATTTTGTGTAGCCTCTACTATTAACTCTTGTTCTCTAGACTTAAACTCGTTAAGTTTACTATCATAATGTTTTTTTAAATCATCATAACGTTTTTTGTAGTCTGGTTTTTTGTAAGGAGTATTCTTCTTACTTGCCAATTCCTCAGTGTTTACACTTCCTTCTTCACTAACTTTCATTATGTCGTCAGTGTCAAAAAGTTTATTCTGAGGCTCTTCAAAATATACGTTATTTGATGATTGAAAAGGTTTATCATCCTCTGTGTGCCAATCCTTTTTTGCATTGTAAGGGTTTGGTACTTGTTCTTTGACTGTATTAGTCATCTTCTATTCTCCTAATTGGGGCTTTGTTTACAAGGTAGCTCTATGTCGACTAGAGGGCTTGTATTGTAAAGGTAGCCTTTCGGTTTTTATTTAATAAAGTGCCTGATACTTCAGGGTAGCTTTATTGTTATTTTAGTCTAGGGTTTGTTGATAACATACCTTTACGTATCTCATCATCTGTTATGTCAGATTCAATAGAATTTCCAAATTGGTCTTTCTTTATTTCTTCTTCCATATCAGGCATTCCACCCACGGCTAATTGTTGTCTTTCATCTGCACCAGCTTCAGCTTCTTTCATCATAGACATTAAAGTGTCTTCTCCGATTTCTTCTACAGCTTTTGCAGTAAAGACAAATTCTCCATCAGATAACCTTGCAGGTATATCGTCAGAGACTCCTGTTCCCGGTCCTTTAACAGGACCATCTCCAGTAAATTCTGAGGCAGCTTCTACAACTTGGTCAAATATGACACTAAGCATATCGTTGCCTTCTAATTGTTCGTTTAAAAATTCTTGTTGTTCTTCAGAAAGAGCTTGAGATATTACAAAATCTACATAATTATCTTCCATTACTTCATCTGAATCCATTTCTGGCATAACTGCTGGCATCATTGGTGTTTCTTGTTCTCCCATTGGCATGTCCATAGGCATGTCATCTGATAGTAATGAGCCGCCTTCTTGATAGCTCATTCTTTTTTTAGATGCTCCAGCACCTCCACCATACAGGGGTTTTCTTTCTTCTGAAGCTTTTTTCATTGGCTCAGTTGTATTTCCGTCTTTATCTAAATCTAAGTAATCTGGTTTTAACAT